TCGAAGTGCGCTTTTCTAATCGTGGACTCTGCCACGAGCACCTTGTCGAGAAGCTCCGATGCAGCCTCTTGCTTTATAGAAATCTTGGTCGGGTCGAACTTAGCCATCACACCCACTTAGATCCAAAGCCACTCTTCTTGATTGGCCGGTAGTCATCATCTTCGCTCCAGGCGGTCCAGCTAGGAGGAGGAAGGTCTCTCTCCCTCGGGTCCTTCCTGTTGCTTGAACCAACCTCCAGATCACATACGGTTTGCGCCTGCAGCCAGGCCATAACTAAGTCGTCATGCTCCCCAGGAGGGGCGCCAACCTTAACCCGTTTATACATCTCATCGCCAGAAACTAAAGCAACAGATCCAGCAGATCGCTTGGTCAGTTCCATGAACATTCGCATTTCCTTGACCAAGCGTTGGCTTCTAATGACTGGCATCCTTGAGCGAATAATGTCTATTCCTACATGAACCATGATGGGCTTTGTAGCAATTGTTGTCGCCCAACCAAACCTAGCCTCAAAGTTTACTGACTCAACCTGCTCTCGTTGGTACAGATTCCAGTACTCAGTCTGCATGATGCCAAGAGAAACTGCATGACCAACGCCGTTAATCTCCCAAGAAAGCAGCGCATCATTGTAGTGCCTACACAAAAGCACAGCCTTTTCCGAAGTCTGCAGAGCCTCTGTCTTTCCCTGATACTCCGCAACCTGCTCCCTCGTATCAGCGCGCACTACTTGGATAGCAGTCCAGTCCCCGGTAGACCTTCCCGACGCAGGGTCTACAGCAACGACATACTTCACCCCGTCTTCGGGCCATTCCCAAACCCATAGAGAGTCGCTCTTTGCGCTCCCGTGACCGGACAACTCCGGAGACATGAAGGAGGCTAGGCCAATCCTTGAGCTAGAGTCCTCTTGCCCTGAAACGTCGACAATATCGCCAACGAATCTTGGCTTCTTTACAAAGCCATGCTCGATTGCAGCCAGGTCTGGCTCCTCAAAAACACGGCTTGCCGAGAACGCAAAGGCCTCTTCTGGCTTACCTGGATACTCCTGCTTAAACAGGTCCCAGTTACCCTGACACTTATCCATCCAGGTTCGGTATGCCCAATACGCCTGCTCCGGGTGCAGGTCGTAGGCTTGAATCATCGAAAGCAGTTCGTCGTCAAACCTGCCTATCAAGTCACTGAAGGTAACTCCGTCTGGAATCTCCCTGATGTAGTTCGGCATTGCATGCCACGGATAGAAAATGGCCTCCCACTCGCTGTCGATAGGGTTGCCCTTGCTGTCCTCTTTATTCCAAGCCTTCCAGAACTCTTTATAGAAATATCCGCCGGCTCCGTTCGCCGTAGACTCGAGCACTACCAGTGTCTCTGGGTCGTCAGACAGGGTCTGCATAAGACCAAGCATGAATGTTGCTGGATCTCCCCAAAAGGCGATCTCAGACCCGTGGAAGTAGTGGATCTCAAAGCCTCGAGTCGAGTGGACTGCGTCTGCAACAGACACCTCGAACCTGGAGTTAAGCCCCGCTGTTTCGTCTAGCGGGTGAGTCATCCAGAGCTCGTTATCGTTGTTTCGCCTCAACTCTGGGCGAAGGTCTAGTGGCTTGTTGTTGTGTAAGTCCGCAGCCTCTTTGGATGACTCTGCCTTGTGAACCTTTCCAGGATCGTCTGTAGACGTGCCATTGGGCAGGTTGTCGTACATCTTCTTAGCCATCATGAAGATGTTATTGGTAGTGATTCTATCTACCGCTGTTACAAACGCTCGCCTATTCATCTTTGTCAGACACTGATGAAACATGAACGCCTGGGTGACGGTAGACAGGCCCATCCGCCTAGCCTTAAGAACGATGAAGCGCCCAGGTCGGCCCTCTTCACGCGCCTTCACAATCCGGCGATAGAAGTCTTCCTGGATCTTGTTCAGCTTTAGGGTGACGGTATCGCCAACCCTCCCCTTATTGCTTGTCTCGGGGCGATTCAATACCTTCAAAAACTCTTCAGAGAACGCCGGAAAGTCCGCGTACCCTGAGGTTTCTGTTAAGCGCTCTGAGATTGCCCTCGAACGCTTCAGGCTCATCGCCTTGCGAGGCACTACGCCTTGCTCTTCGCAGCTGCGAGCTCCTCTTCGGAAGCGCCACTGTGCTCAGCAACAGTAGCCTCATTCTTCTGAACTGCGGAGATACGCGCCACGATTGCTCGGATAGCGTCATCCCTAGGCTCGTTAGCGTCGTTGCGACCAGACTGCTCAGCAGCCAGGAGGTTCGCAAGCATGCCCATTTCGCTTGTCTTACGAAGGCGCGCACGAAGCCCAACCATGTCAGGAACAAACTCCGTCAACTTCAGCGCATTGTGCGTGTTCGACACCACTCGCTTGAAGCGCTTGACGTGTTCCTCGGTGGAGTACTTCTGGTAGAAGCGAAAGCCGCGATTCTTCGCACCGACGAATACGTCCATCAGCGCTTCCTCGAGAGCCTCTCCCTCTCCCATCGGGCCTTCTTCATAAGAGCGCCCGCGCTCCACATAGCGCTTAAAGCGGGTCTGAACCTCGCCGTTTGCATAGCACTTATCGAGTTGTTCGAGAGTGATCTTCCGCTGGTCGATCATTGCCTTCTTGTTCGCTGCCATAGACATCTCAGTCATGACCACCCCCTACTTAACGATCTTGACGTATGTGGCTGCAGCAGCGCCTGGGCGAGCTGGGCGACGAATAAGCACCCTCTTTGGCGCAGCGACCGCAGCCGGCGCAGCATCTTCCCGAAGCGCATCGCGCTTAGCGGTGATTTCGTCAAGAAGAGACTTTCGCCCCTTACCGTCCAACTCAGCATCGTAAACTTCAGATAATTCGCTGTCAGACAAACCTGACAACTGCTTCACGGCCTCCTTGACCGTAACCGCACTTGGGTCGAAACTCATTAAATCCTCCAATGTGGTTGCTACAGCAACTCTAAGACAATAGTCAAACTAAGGTATATCAATGGTGAGGAATAGGAAAGCCAAGACCGGGAGTAAGGAATAGTGACAATGGAAGAAGACGATAATAGCGCCGTTCATGCTGCCATAAAGAGGCAGGAGCGCCGCACTCGAGAAAGCACCTACCTGCAGATGAGTGACTCCCTTAGGGGGTTTGAGGCTCTCTCCGATAAGAACCGCAAAGACACTACAAGGGCTCCATTCAAGGAGGCTCTTGGTCTATCAAACAAAAATCTAAAGACGGCGATAGACCGCTTTACAGCAAACAGTCTTCCGGCCAGTTCATACATTCGATAGGTGGACCTCTTCATAGTCAGGTGTTACCTTCGACCCTCCGCCCATGGGGCCTGTCGCGGTACCAAAGACAGGTAGCCGGCTTAAGGGGCTCCGGAGACACTCCCCTCCTTCCTGTGTCTTCGGGGCCCTAGCCAGGGGCCACACGTCAGACTAAGAAGTTTTTTAGCGCCTGAGTCTCCACATCATTTCGGGAGACGCGATGCTCGACCCACCTTCGGTGGGCGCGAGTGCTGCTAGAGCTGAGGGGTGAACCCCGCCTCGCCTCGGCGGCAGGATTCGCTCACCCTCCCTAGTCGCTCCTCCACCACTGAGTCGGTCTTCAAGGTGCTGCACGGCTATTGACCATGATGGATTCATTTGCGCCAAGTCGTTAAAGCCTGTGCCCCTTTGTCTTGCGGTGCCTCCCCACCCGGTTCCGCTTGCCCCAAAGGCGGTGTTTCGATCTACCGCTGTGCGATCCCCAAATAGGCTCTCCACCAACTCGGCCTCCGTCATTCCACGAAGCCGAGAGCGCAGTTCTCTGGGGGTTGACGCTTGTTGGAACGAACGATCAAACACGTAGTCTTCTGGGATCTGCTCAACAGGGACATGCCTAAACGCCGAAGCAACCAGGTCGGCGTCTCTCTGGTTCTTTATTCCCATTGCAAGCTGGGTGCTGCTCGGCAACCCCTCTGCGCTAATGTCTTTGCGAAGCGGTTGATGGACCAACTTAGGCTGCACAGTGCTAAAGAGATTTTCTGACCTGGGCTCTACGTATGGGCGACCTGCGGGCGTTGCGTCTGCCCGAAGGATGTCCTCTTCAGTCACAAGCGATCCAGGTCTTACGGGCGCATTGGCGGCAATCCTGGCCGCGTCGGGACCTCTCCACATCGCCGCTATAGAGTCGAGTGCGCCGAAGCTTGGATCGTTTTGCCTGCCTGTGCGGCTAGCATACTCTCCACTGCTGCCTCCTGGAGTAACGTAACCGCCGCCGCTATCCCAGCCTCCTACGAGACCGGCGACCTTTCTTCCGAAGTTTTCGTCGAAGAAGCCTGGCATATCTACCTCAAGTCTCTAAGTCTAGTATTTGGATCAAGATCGTATCCAGACGCACGGTATTGCTCAAGGAGGCGTTGTCTTTCGGCTTCATTACGAAGTTCTTTTGCTTCCGCTGCAGCCTCGATGTCCTCTGCGGTTACCAGTCCTTCGTATCCCGGTCCAGGCGGGGTAAATAGGCCAGCTGACTCTGGAGCGGCAGAGGTGTAGCCAGCCAGAGCTGAGCCTGCGCCAACAGCGCTACCAATCGCCAGATCACCCGCGATATTGACGGGGCTGAGGACAGACCGCCCAAGTCGACCAAGCCCGCCCGCGACACGCCTACCTAGCGAGCGCCTAGCGGCCTCTGCTATCAGAGCCTTGCCCCTAAGAGGGCCTTCTGTGTGATACGGAGCTGGCCTTGTTCTGGCAGGCTCGTCATTGATAGGGCTTTCACTGCCTAGTTCGGTGGGCAGATTCTCAACGTAATCAAATGTTTTACGCTTTTTTGCCCACGGAATATCGTCATCGGTTGGCCGGTTCAGTTCCGACTGTCGACCCCACCGAACATCGTGCGCCATAAGCCTTACGGGCATTGTCTCGTATCCAAGATTCCGAAGGGCAGTAGCTCGATGCCTACCTTCATGCCCGATAACGCGACCTTCTGGATAAAACTTAGACCTCGGATCTGTTATATCAAGAAACGGAACAGAGCTAAGTGGGGTCCCTGATTCAATGACATTCATTACGTTGGCGAGCTTTTCCCGATTAGGTCCTGTCGCGGAAGATCCGCGATAGTCGCCAAAGTCTCTTGCTAGGGCGAGAAAGTCGTCTGGGCTCATCTGCGTGAGCAGTTCCCTAGACGCCGGTCCTTGCCCGCGAGCCATATCCAACGCCGACTGACGAAATAATTCGTCGGCAGTTGCAGCAGAGGCAGCCTTAATTGCTGCTATGTCTGGCGAGGCCCTGCGAGCAGCACCTGCGCTAGCGGCTACAGGCCCTCCTAGGGCCCCTGCCTTTGCAGCCTCTATGGCAAGGGCTCGCATGTCTATCTCATCCCCAGGCTCCAGGCTCCAGGTTCCCTCAGGAGCATAGGAAGGCAGAGCGCTTCCGTATCTGGGGCGCACCTCTAGATCGTTATAGAGGGGCATCTATCTAAGCTCGCTCAGTCTGGTATTTGGGTCTAAGTCGTAGCCTGACGCTCGATACTGCTCTAGCAGCCTTTGCCTTTCGACTTCCTTCTCGAGTTCTTTCTGAGCGATGACTCTCTCGATGTCTTCAGCTCGGACAAGACCTTCGTAGCCTTCTCCTGGAGGAGTAAAGAGTCCTGCTGACTCTGGAGCTGCGGACGCATAGCCGGCGCCAGCAGAGCCTGCCCCTACTGCGGAACCCAACAGTAGGTCCGTCGCAATATTGACTGGGTTGAGTGCTGCCCTTGCAAAGCGACCTGCGCCAGCGCCCAGTCTGGCTAGGCGCCCCGGTCGCGGGACCTCGTTAGCGCCAGGAGCAAAAGCTTCGTTTGTAAACCTATTCCTAAGAACTTCTGGGTCGTTGGTTATCAGCAGGCCAGGAGCGTCTGGCGGCGGAAAGATCTTGGCCCGGAGATCCCGACTCATGACTTCTGGGTCTGCCCACCCCGGCGGAGGAGCGGTCGGCCCTGAAGGTGTCGGCCTTAAGGGAGGCAGTCCCTCGTAAGGAATCATCGCTCTGCCAGCCCCCAAACCTACAGCCCCGCCGAGACCGCCAGCCAAGGCAGCATCTCTGAGAAGGGTTGGCATATCCACTTCTTGGTACGACGGCTCAAGCCTAACCGGCCTGGTCTCTAAGTCGTCGTACAAGGGCATCTCTATCTCCCGAGAGCTCGAAGCCTAGCCTCTAGTGCTCGTTGTTCTTCAAGTTCACGCATCAGTTGCTCTACTCGAGCGGCTCTCTCTGGGTCGGGTGCGGCACTAGGCGCACTAACATTTCCAGAAGGCTGCCAGTCATACGCCCCGCCCCTCGAGGAGATCCGCTCGAGCCTTGGGTCAGGGCGTTCGTCCCAATGTGAGTATAATTCAGGTGGGGGCAGGTGCTCCGTTCGGTAGCTAGGAAGAGCACTGGCTCTCGGAGGAGGGCTAGATACATAACCCCGCGCCGGGGGCATCCCCACCAAGTCGGAGAACTCCGTGTTGTATGGGTGCGAAGGCGGCGGGCCTGCGGTGCGACCCGGAAGAGGCTCCTGTGGAGGCATCATACTCATGATTTGCTCGGCAACCGTGCCCCGGATGTCTGAACCTGTGTCCTGATAGCCAAAAGGCGCAGAGGGCCTTTCGGTAAACCCTTGCGGATTACGGTTTAGGGCTGATCGCACGTTTTCAAAGGGAACGCCGTACCCACCAAGAAAGCGCAAGTGCTCCGGGTCTCCGTACTCGGGGGGCAGCGGGGTGCGCCCTACGCCCTCGTATGCTTCGGCCAAGGCGTCCTGCTGGCGCATGGCACCCATGCCAGGCCCCGAACGCCTAACAGCCTCCATTAGCGCTTGCGCCATATCCGGATCGACCAGTTCATCAGCCATCTCTATCTCCTAGGAAGTTCAACCAAACCGTATCACACGTTCCCTACCACTTCACGCATACCCGTAAGGGTTGACGTAAACCCAGTCCTCTCCTTCGTGTACGGGTCGTAGTACCGATACTCAAGCCTCGGCTCTACATGAACCTTCCTACGCCTCCTTAAAGCCGTAAAACGCTTCCGAGACTCTTCACTCAACTTCCCCCAACCATCTAACCCCTCTAACTCAACCTCCTTCATCCCAGACAGCCTGGACGGTAACCAACCAGGGAAGCTCATCCCAGCCTCAGTCCTACCAAGACCAACACTGAGCTCACCCACTAACCATTCACAATCCAAATGAGTAGAGAAGAACCCATACACAGGATTCCCGCGCTCGTCAGATAAAGAACTGTTACGAGCAAAGTAAGAAACACCAGCTCTGATGCTCTCACCACAAGAAGTACAAGTTCTTCTTTTTTTAGTTTTTAAAACCCGCAGAGAATGTATCGCCATCTCCGCCCCTTACAGACATGTCTGTTATGTCTGTTATGTCTGTTAGTAAAGACTAAGTCTGTTAAACAAAAGTAATTACTAGTCTGACTAGTCTGACAAGTCTGTAATACCCCCCCACCCCCCAAAGACTTACCTGCCCAAGGTACC